AAGTAGATGATACATATACACACTTTACCATGGGATAAATGTCTATCACACCAACTTATGCCTGCCATACAAAAAGGCTGGAAAGATGAGGGTAAAGATGTACATTTCTTTTGGGGTTTAGCAGGAAAAAACATATCTCAAATTAGAGATTGTATAGAAAAAAACATTGAATGGTGGTATGTTGATGTGGGTTATTTAACTGAGCAGATTACAAGATATCCTACACCGATTATTAATGATTATGATAAGACATACTTTAGAATTTGTAAAGGCAATCTTCATACTATAAAAATGCATGTTGCGTCACCTGATAGATTTAATATATTAGAGAAACAAGGTATAGATGTAGAGTTTAAAGGTTGGAGAGATAGTGGTGATTATATATTATTATGTCCTTCATCTCCTACCGTTACCATGCATATAAACGCTATCTCACAAGAAGAATGGATTAACCAAGTTAGTGCAGAGATAAAAACATATACTGATATGCCAATTAAACTAAGAAATAAACCAAGACCTGGAAACGAATGGTGGAATACTGATATAAAAGATGATTTGAAAAACGCAAGTTGTGTGGTCACAAATATGTCATTATCAGCAATAGATGGTTTACTAAATATGACGCCAGCATTTACTCATCAAAGACATGTTGCCTCATTTGTAACAAGTCGTAAAATTAATAAGGTTGAAAAGCCTTTCAAACCTGGACGAAAGACGGTGCAAGAATGGATAAACATGATAGCAAATCACCAGTTTACAATACAAGAAATAGAAGATGGCTTGGCTTTCGATATTTTAAAGGAACAGTACCAGAGCGTTGGTTAGGTTTTGCATTGGCAATGGCCTCTGTTTTTATCCTATCAAGTGCTAATGTTTCTACTCAATGGGTTGGTTGGCTCTTTAGTGCTATTGCATGTGTAATGTGGGTATACTTTGGTTATAAAGATAGAGATTGGCCTAGAGCTTTGATGGAACTTATGTATTTAATTTTTAGTATGAGGGCAATGTATAATTGGTTACTAGTATGAAATATAATTTTGCTTGTGTTTGTTATGGTGATAAGTATGCCGTAGAGTATGTTCAAAAACTCTACAATATGGTGAAAAGAAACACCACACTTCCTATAAACTTTATAGTATTTACCGACCATGTTAAAATGCATAAGATGGTTGAGGGAGATATTGACATTAGACAGTTTAAAGAAACTGATTTACAAGGTTGGTGGAATAAACTACAACTATTTCATCCAGACACATATTTACCAGGCGTTACATTGTACATGGACTTAGATGTTGTCATTACAGGTAACATAGACTGTTTTTACAGTCACGAACCACAATTAGATTTTTGTGGTATGAATGATTTTAACCCAAGTACCAAACTTTGGAACTCCAGTATTATGAGGTTCAAACAGCAGGACCTTCACGGACGGATTTGGCATAAATTCATGTCCAATAGACCAGAATACCTTAGAAAGTTTCCAGGTGACCAAAATCTAATATCTGACTTAATTAAGAATACTCCTGGATGTGATTCATTTCCTGATTCGTGGACACAATCATATAAGTGGTATGACCGAAGTGGTACCAGATACTCCAGACAAGACATGAAATACGACCATAATGGCGAATCGTTGGTAACCGTGTTTCACGGACAGCCAAATCCTCATGAATCTGAGCAGGAATGGGTAAAAAATGCTTGGAAATAACAAGTATTTTGTGTCGCAGCTCTAAAACCCTTACCAGGTAACAAAAAAAACTTTAAAAAAAAGCGAAATAAAGCGAAATAACGCTTGCTTTCTATGTTAAACTATGGTAGGATATGTGTATATGATAAAGAACTACACAATGAAAAAACAAAAAATACTTTTAAAAAGACTAGAAAAAAGAGTTGCCTTTGCTAAAAAAGTATTGTATAGTAACCCATATAAATCGTTATTTGAAGTTACACAAATTATTAAAAACACTAACAAGGAGAAAAAACACTATGAGTAAAGTTAAAAACTACTACATTGATGAAGCTGAGAAAGCTGTCGATACAATTATTACAAACTTGAAAAACAACTTGATTACAAAATCTGTTGCTATTAAAGAAATCTTAGATGTCGAAGCAGTTAACTTACTTGACATTGATATACACAATGTTGACGAAGTAATCGACATGGAACTGGAGAACGCTTAATGACACTATCGCAAAAAGCACTTTCAGATATTGATAACTATAATCAGTTAAGACAAGATGAAATTGACTTGGTTAATCATATTAAAGCAATTAACAAAAAGTCTAAACAAGAGATGATTGATAATCCTTCTTGGTATATTGGTATGATGGTAGAAGATTACCAACATTGGTTAGATATGGATGTAACGAACATTAAACAGTTTGAAAGATACCTTGATGAAACAACTTTGTATGAGGCAGTTTCAATTGCTACTACCAAGTCTTATGCAAGAACTGTATTATCAGAATCACATAGCTGGTCAGATGAATACATGGCCGAACAAATTTCTCAATGGTCTAAGTCTGCTGATGATGAGATTGCTTACGAAAAAAAGATGGAAGAAGAGAATTTAGATAAATTTTGGAAGTCTATAGAAAAAAATATCAAACTTGGTGCTCCAGACAAGAAGACTGCCATTGATTGGTTATTATCTGCTGAAGGACTTGATAAAGAAAGAGACCCAAAATATATCAACTATAGTCTAGGTATCAGTTATGATTCTATAGATTTTAGCGAACATGTGAAACAATTAAATTAACAAAAGGATTATATTATGATTATAAATGTAGGTGATAAAATACAAGATACCAAAGGTAGAGTAGGAACTATAACCAATATTGGTATTGCTACTGAACTGACAGATATAGCGGCTGAGAGTGATAACTCTTTAAATGCTCAAACATATGATACGGCTCTGAATTATACAGGTGCAGTAACATTTGGTTCTAACTGGTGTTACTTTGCACAGATAGATAAAGTATTAGAAAGTGTAGAAAAAGAAGAATCAGCAACAGATTGGATAGATAGTTAATATATGGATAACACACCAAACGAATGGGAACAAAGTATTATTGATAATGCTGTAGAGTATTCTATTTTAGAGTGGAGGTCACTTGATAGAAGTACCAAAACCATAGTTAAGACTTATAACGAAGCAAAGAATTTATTTGCAAAAACAATTAAGGAACATAGTGCTACAATAGCCTATGCAATAGATAAAAACGGTAGATATGCAAATTTAAATCATCTACCAGAATTTAAGAATGAGGATAGATATGTCAAATCAAAGACCAGGTAAGTATCAAACAAAACCAGACACTATGTCTAATGAAATGGGTGTACTTAAATTCTTCAAAATTGCAGCTGAAGAATTAAAAAAAGAAGGTAAAGAAGATGAAGCCTTTTATTTTGAACAAACTGTTGATTGGTTGCAAAGAGGAAATAGCTTGCCAAAAGACAATAAATCTGTTATAATGTGTCTAGGAATTTAACGAAAAGGAAATATATTATGAAATACAATGAAGATAAAATACTAAAAGAGATAGAAGGCTATATCAAATCAACTTATGGTCAACACTATGCTCAAGTTAAAGAAGGTGTACAAGTACAAGACTTATTAAGGTCTTGTGGTATAGACAAAGATTTTTGTCAGGCCAATGCAATTAAATACCTTGCAAGGTTTGGTAAGAAAGACGGCAGGAATAGAAAAGACCTGTTAAAAGCAGTACACTATGTTGTACTATTAATGAACTCGGAAGACCAATCCAAAGGAGATAAAAAGTGATTGATGTACTGAACCATATTGATGATGTTAAAAAAATTCGTAAGCTGATTGTAATGGGTGCAATAGACGAATCAATCAAAGCTTGTGATGTAACTATTGCTCATAATTTAAAAAAAGTGAATGAATTTGAGAAGTGGTTAGATGAAGAAAGTAAAAAAGGCGAGTAAAAATGTGCTTTTTTTATGGGTTGCCATTTGTAGGCAATTGTGATACAATTAAGACTAATAACTAACAAAAGGATTATATTATGGCTTTCTATTCGAAAGAAACACTAAATGCTGAATTTTCAGTAGCTAAATCTAAAGACACTAAAGGCAAGAAAGAGATATACGACAATCGTATTCAATTCTTTAAAGACCACATTGAGTTAAAAAAGAATAAACCTCAATATTATGAGGGTGTTGCTATTAACTTCTCTAACTTATTACTTGGTTATCAGGCACCAAGTCCAATTGACTACTTCTACAAAGTAGGTTTTGGTAAATCATATGCTGAAGTAATGGCAGAGAAAAACAAACCTGAAATTGCGAGTGCAAGTTAATGGCTATTATCTACACAAATCAATCTAGTGGTGCAATTCGTAAGGCAAAGAATAAGAAGCCTACGAGAGCATATCAACTTGCTTTGACTAAACACATTAAGTGGTTAAAGTCAAAAGGTTTTAATGTAGATGACAATGGCAATATACAATTGACAAGTAGTGGTAATTATGGTATTAATATAGCAGAGAGAACTATATCAAATACAGGTCCACAATGTTCAAACAATATTGTTTCAGGTGGTACAAAACCTGACAACTCTTGGAAGATAGAAGCAAGTAAAAACTTTACTATCGTTCCAGCATATAATAAAGGTCCTTATATGGTGGTGAATAAGAGCGACCTTAAAACAGCAGGGAGAAAAATATAATATGAAAACAATGATGATGATAACCATTGCAGTTTTAATGACTATGACAATGGCAAAGAGTGATGAAACAATTGATACAAAAGTAAAAAACTATATTGTTAAAGAATGGACAGATACCAAAGAGTTTCAAAAAGCTTCTTGGCAAAAAGGTAAAGAACAAAATGCTAAGAATTGGTTAAAGATTAAAAATCTATTTAACAAAGTGAAAAATAATGTTACACAAGATTAGTGATTTTTGTAATAAGATAGATACAATTAAAAAGATGTCAGATGAACTTAGGGTATTAAAGTATAACAACCCTAAGACGCCTGATAGAGACCTTAAAGTACAAAACTTAATTGATACTATTCAATCAGATTGTTTATTAGTGTCAGCTGACAAATCAAACTATAATGAAAATGAAGATAAAGATAATTATGGCGACTATTCTGGTATTGACCATGACAGCTTGCTCAACGAACAATGGACAAAATGAAAAAAAGTGGAATCCTACATTTAGTATTCTTAGGACTATTATTACCGGCACTAAGTAACTGTTCTAGTATTAATAGAACTCATGTTGGTGCAGTTGCCGGTAGTGGTAGTGCAGTTGCAGGTTGTTTATCGTTAGGTGTTTCAGACCCCTATGTTACAGGTGCATGTGCTTTACTAGGTGGATTTGCAGGTGCTGAATTGATGTATAAGTCAGATTATGATGTACACAATGCTGTGTTTGTAGACCATTTGAATACAAGTGGTACAGGTTCTAGTTACACAAATTGGTACAATGATAAAACAGGTAACTCAGGCATTATTCATGTTACAAGGTCATACACACAAGGACCTATTAAATGTAAAGATTATGACGCAACAGTAGATATCACAAGTAGTTGGCCATTGGTTGGTATCGGAGGCGTTAAAAGAGAGGTAGTATTTGGTACTGCTTGTCAACTACCAGACGGTCAATGGATTGAGAAGCCACATGTCAGATAGATATAAAGAAAGAATAGAACAATTAGAGAACGAACTTAAAGAAAGTCAAGAGGAACTTGAAATTACTAGTAATCAATCCACCATTGCCAAATTAGAAGAAGACATGTATAATACAAGACAAAGTATAGAAGAGTTAAAAAAATATGATGGATCCTAGACTAAGATTTAAAAGATATATGACATGGTCATTTGTACTGATATTGTTTTTATTATTATCAGGTATTGCAGTTGGCGGTGAAAAGATTTTAAGGTCAGAGATTATATCAATTAAACCTGACAAAGTAGATGGACAGTATTGTTTTGTTAAGGTTGAGATTAAACAAGTTGGTGATGTTATCACCAAAGAAGAAATTTTGGAGTGTAGTGATGGTCGTAAAGCTTATGACGGTCCTAGTTATTGGGAATTATTTTCTCAATTTTATTATGTTGATGTGAACACACCAGAATACTGCCGACATTATAGTCGGTCAGGACATGCTTTTAAAACACCAGGAAAAGTATGTTTAGATACTAATGGTGAATGGGAGGTGAAATAATGATTAGAAATTTAATCATTGTTGCTCTTGTATTGGTGATACTTTATGATGTATCTAGTGAAGACGCTTGGACATATGTTCAATCCACGCTTGACTTTCTACAAGAGTTAATATATAATGTAAGGGAAAGTGATAAATTATGATGAAAAATAATATAATGAAGTTAGGTGCTCTAGTAGCTATTGTAGGTCTTAGTGCCTGTTCTAGTATGAATAGTACCTATAAGATAAAATCTGAGAGTGGTACTGCTGTTGACAAAGTGCCTTCATGGTACATGGCTAATATTAATGAGTCTAAAGCTTGCGACACTTCTATGTGGACAAGTGAAGATAATGATAAAGTTTGTATCTATGGTGTTGCAACATCTGTTTCTCCAGATTTACAATTGTCAATTGAGAAAGCTAAAATGATGGCTAAATCAGAATTGGCAGACATTATCAAGGGTCAAATGAATAAAGAATCAAAACAATTCATTAAAGAACTTGGTAAAACAGAAACTAAAACTGTAGTGACGGAAGTCGAAAGTGCTATAGTGAATACAATTACACAAACAACCGTGAGAGGTTATGAAATCTTTGCTCAAGATGTAACTATGACAAAAAATGGTTACTATAGAACATGGATTGGTATGAGATTACCTCTTGGCAAGTTTAACAAGATGTATAACTACACCGTTGAACAAGCTGTTGACGCTTACAATCTAAATGATGAGAGTAAGAAAACATGGGATAATCTAAAGAAAGAAACTAAAAATGTCGATAATAGTTTATAGTAAAAACAATTGTACATTTTGTAACAAGGCCAAACACTTGTTGAAAACACTTGGCCTTGAATACGAAGAAAAGAAAATGGAATCTTTTGAATCGCCAGAAGCAATGTTAGAAGACATTGGTAAACCTGTTAGAACTATGCCTCAGATTAAAATTGATGGTGAGTTGGTTGGTGGTTATAATCAATTAATTGAATACTATGCCGATAAAGGTAAAGTAAACTTCAAGGGAGAAGTCATTAGTGAGTGATAATGTTATTTTATTTCCTACGGACAAAATTGCTAATAAAGAAACAGTTAAGCATCCAGTTGACCCGAAAGAACATGCTCGTTTAGTCGAAGAACAGACTAAAGAATTTGTAGAAGGAAATGTTGATGATATTGCATATCAATTATTAGATAAGTTTGTAACTATGGGTATTAAAACTAATCAACTGGCATTTACGGCAGACTTGGCACTTGTAATAGACACAATTAGAGGTCTGGTTTACCGTGACTTTAACAAACCACATCCAGCACAGAAATTAACAGACAAATTGGTTACATTAAACACAAGTGGTAAAAGTAAATCTGCTAGACTAGATTATTCTAAAGTGTTAGATGTAAAACATAAACCACATAAACCATTTTCAAAAGACATAGAGGACGAAGTTAGAGATTTAGCTGATATGGCAGATATACATTTTACACCTGACTTTGAACCAAATAATGACAAATAAGAATTCGCCAATCGAACTACTAAAGTACGCTTTGCTTGGCAATTGTAGGAGTACATTAAACTCAAATATGAAAGGAGAGTTGAACAATTATGTTTAATTTTTTTAATAAAAAGTCGAAGGAGACAAATACAATGGCAAAAGCTAAACTATCAAAAACTGAAAAAGTAAGAAACCTTTTTTCAAAAGGCAATACTGTAACTTGGAAATCACTAAGAAACACATTTGACCTTAAATCACCAGCACAAATGGTGGGTAAATTGAGAAATGAAGGTATGATGATTTATGAAAATAGAACATCTGCTGGAGTATCTTACAGAGTAGGAACACCATCAAAAGCTGTTATCGCAGCTGGTCAAACTGCTTTATTCGGTACACAAGGTTACGCAAGAGCATAATCTTACCAAAATTGAGGGTAGGCGCTTCGGCGCCTGCCTTTTTTGTTATGTTAGGATTATTTTTTTTAGGCATACCGGTCACTATATTAGTGTTATACATATTATTAAGGATTAGAGAATATGATTAAATATTATAAGATTGAAACACAACAAAAAAAGAGTGTATATGAAAATACACTTTACAAAAGTGAAGACGGCAAAATTTCATTTGTTATGGAAGAAATGTATCGTTGGGGTTGGTGTGTAATTAGACTTGATACAGAAAAAGACCAACCTATTGAAGATTGGGTAACAGCTGATGATGATAATGAAGATTTTGATATTGATACAGGCGCTAATAGTGTCTATGAAGACGGTGATGTAGATGACCAATGCTCTCTATACTTTACGGAAGTCAAAGGTATTACTGTAGAAGAACTAGAAGAAAAATGGGAAGAAGAAGGCCACGATTATATTGAAGAAAACTTTGGTGACCCCGAAGACCATTGGAAGAACTTTACAGGTAAATTAACAGTAACAGATGTAACAGATGAATACTCTAAGCAAACAGGATAGAGTGGATAAATAAAAGTATGAATATATTTTCAAACTGAAGGAGAAAATCATGGCTGAACAAGCAAGAAACCCAAATCTAATGAGCCCTCAAGCAATGAGAGCAACAAACAATACAGCAGGTATGGGTCAGACAGTAGAACTAATGTCTGAAATTTTAAAAAAAGTTAATAACGCAAAAGACAAACCTAAAAAAATTCAAGTGTTGAGAGAACACGAATCCGCACCTCTTAAACAAGTATTAAAGGGAGCATTTGACCCTAGTATTGAATGGGACTTACCAGAGGGTGAACCACCATATATGGCAAACGAAGCTCCAATCGGAACTGAACATGGTCTATTAAGAAACGAAGCAAAAAGACTATGGCATTTTGTAAAAGGTGCTGATAATGCTACCAATAAATTACAAAAAGAAAAAATGTTTATTCAGATGTTAGAAGGATTACACTATGAAGAATCTAAAGTCTTAATAGGAATGAAGAATAAATCATTGAATAAGATGTACAAAGGTCTTACCGAATCAGTTGTCAAAGAGGCATTTGGTTGGAATGACAAATTTGTACGACCTTAGTAGTGACAAAACTGTCGCAGCCTTTAAAATAAGTCTTTTTTACTAAAAAAGTGCAAAATAAATGAAATAATCGCTTGCCTTTCTCTTAATTATAGTGTATTATATACCAATAAATAATAAGAAAGGTTATATTATGAAAAAACTAGTGATAACAATTATAGTATTAAATACTATTATGTGGTTTGGTTTAAGCTCATTTAAAATGAGTTTTGCTAAAGCAGATGAATATAACACGGCCGTCATTGGTCATGTTATAAAAGAAAACATTTCAGGTAATGGTGTGGACATGTCTGTTCTAGAATCAGAAATGCAAAAGTTGGCGTATCAGTTTGCTTTACAGATGACAGATGTTTTAGAAAAAAACTTACCTGTTATTTTAGAAAGTTTAGCTGCCCAACTTAGACTAAATGCAGACAGCAAATACAAGTGTTCTCTTTTAGAAGATACGAAAATTGCTGATAAGGAATGTTCATAACTTATGGCTAAACTGAAATCAAAAAAGTTTAAAGATGATGTACCTGAAATACCATTTCAGTATGATTTTTATTTGGTATATTGGGAGGATATTCAATCAGATGCTGGTTGGAAAACTATAAAAGATATTGAAAGAATGAAACCTGCTATATGTGTATCAACTGGCTGGTTGGTAAAAAAAGATAGTAAGGTTCATATTTTGATGAGTGACTACAATTATGATGATAATTACGAACTTGCAGATGGTGGTAACACGACAGTTATACCTACGAAGAATGTAATTAAAAAATTCAAAATTGCAGATTTATAATAACTATATCCTGGGAGGATTATATAATGACAACACAAGTGAAAAAAAAATCAAAAGAACTAGACCACTATCTTAAAACAATAATTAGTAGTGTACCTACAAAGATAGACCATTTCTTAAATAGTAACGAAAAGAAAATGACTTACTATACCGGCAACTGGTCAACAGATGTCTGTAACAACTTCACAGAAAAACAATCTGAAAAGATATTTAAAAACATGTCGAAGTACATAAACCGTGATGATTTACAATTCTTTCAGAAGCGTAATAAAGATATCAATATCGGTACATGGTCAGAGTATGGCGAGAACGAACCTGAAACAATAACAAGTTTTGAATATATCATTATTAGGAAAGCCTAATGAAACAAAAAATCAAAACAATTATCCAAACATTGATGGCTGTAACGGTCATCTTGTTTGTTTCTGGTATTTGGTATGTGGTTTCAGATGAAAAGAATGAGGCGTTGGTCACAAAACAAGAAATTGAAATAGAAAAGGCTGTAGAAACCTTAGAATCTATTACTACTCACACTTTACCTAACTTTGAGAGGTCAAACAATCAAACCTTTATATACAGTACCGTTGCTTGTGTAAACTATATTTACAATACTACAACAAATGTATTTCCTGTAAACATGGAACTATTGGTGGCTCAGGCTGCCTTAGAGAGTGCATGGGGCAATAGTAGATTTGCTATAGAAGGTAGAAATCTATTTGGTATTCGTACATATGATTTAAGAGAACCACACATGTTACCATCTAATAACCCTAAGAAATGGGGTGTAAAGGTGTATATGCATGAATGTGATTCAGTACAACACTACATTAATATCCTAAATAAAGGTACGAAGTTTGAAGAATATAGAAAACTAAAACATGATGAAGATGTCAATGACCCTTATAAATTAGTTATGACACTTGACGCCTATGCTTCAGATAAGAACTATTTTGATAAAGTAAAAAGTATTATCAAAATGTTAAGAGAAGACTATACATTAAAATAGGAGTAACATGTTTACAATTATAATCGTATTTTTAAGTGCCATATCTATATCTGTAATAGCCGCTGGTTATTCTATTGCTGGATTAACGGCCTTATTCGCAGGTGCAGTTGTACCTATTATCGCTATGGGTAGTGCATTAGAGGTCGGCAAACTAGTAGCCGCCTCATGGTTATATAATAATTGGCGAAACAAACTAGTACCTAAAACCATAAGAGCATACTTAACATTTGCTGTTATAGTTTTAGTTTTCATTACATCTATGGGTATCTTTGGTTTTCTATCAAAAGCACACTTAGACCAAGTAAAACCACAATCAGGTAATAATATTAAGATTGAATTGATAGATAGTCAACTCAATCAACAACAAATTATTATAGACAGGTCACAAAAGACATTAACTTTATTAGACCAAACACTTGAAAAATACATTGACATGGAATATGTCACAAGAGGTCTAAAAGAACGAGAAAAACAAAAACCTGAACGAGAAGCTTTAACGCTTGCCATTAACGAGGCAAGTGATAAGATTGCAGAATTATCAGACCAAAAAGGTTCATTACAGTTAGAACAAGATAAGATAGAAGCTGAAGTTGGTCCAATCAAATATATCGCAGAGTTAATATATGGTGATACGGCAAAAGACCATTTTGATGAGGCTGTAAGGTGGGTAATAATAGTATTGATATTCGTATTTGACCCATTGGCAGTATTATTGTTAATAGCGGCCAATATATCATTACGGAGTAGAAACAATGTTAAAGAAGAAGAAAAAATTAAAATCGAAAAAGATTACCAAAAAGAAGCTACTAACGCAAAAGCTAGGGCGAAAAGAGTCAGAGATAGAGAAAAAGTTTATAAAGGTTTTTTTAAAAAGATAGCTAGTGGTGAACTAAAGACTAAAGATTATGAAGAAATGCGTAAAATGGGACTAAATCCAGATGAAATTAAGATAAAACTTAATCAAATAATGGATTTATCATAAACAGGTGGTTGCCAATTAGGTATAAATGATGTATAATGTAATTATGATTAGTGAAAAATTAAAAGATAAGCGAATCGCCAATGCTGAATGGGCATGTCGAGAAGCTGGAACAGATTGGGCTAAGGATTACTGGTTCGGTGTGTTTTCTAAATTATGTGAAATGTACAATCGTCAAGAACATTTTAGAAAGGTGATACACTAGTGAATATATTTTACTTAGATAAAGACCCTATTGTGGCCGCTGAAATGTCATGTGACAAACATGTGTGTAAAATGATTATTGAATCAGCACAGATGTTATCAACTGCTCATAGAATGCTTGACGGTGTTCAGTACACAGGCAAGACTAAAAAAGGTCGTAACATTAAAAGGTGGAAAC